TCAGTCGCGCTTCCCGATCGCGACAGAGAGGTCGGCAATGCGCGACACGTGGCGCATTGCCGTCGTGTCCTGCGCCGAGGTACGGAAGCACTCAATGTCTTCCAATATCTCGTCGTGAGCGTGATTTGTTGCCGAGACGGTGTGCATGAAGCCGGCGAAATTGTCACCGCGCAGCCCCTGCATGGCGGTGTTGACCGAGTCAAGCAAGTCGAAACGTGCGAGAGCTTCCTCCATTGCCGGATCCTGAGAACCGTGTATTCCGGCAGAGGCACGGTTGAGGACATGCAGCCGGACATTGATGTCGGCACGCCGGGCGTGGTTGTTCTGCTGATGCCATTCGATAGTCTCAAATTCCACGAACACCGCCGGGAGCGGATAGACGGCACCGCCTGCAAAATGCGAGCCGTTATCATTCCAGAGATCCACGTAAGTAATGCCGGGGACGGAAAGGAGTTTTTCGGCTATAGCTGTAAAAATCTGTTTCCTCATTGTCTTAAGAAGTCTGTCAGTTGAATATTGAATTGCTTTAAGTTCCGGTCTATGGCTTCCCGTATTATTCGCTGCGTTTCGGGGCCGTCACCGATGAAGCGGCGTTCCGGCATGGTTATGACCTTGCCGACTTTCATTAATGCCATACGGCGCCAGGCATCGTCTCCGGTTCCTTTGAACTTCGCCCAGAAGAAGCGTTTCATTTTTGCCGTGACCGTTATCTTGCCTCCCTCATTGTGGAGCGTGGTGTAAGGCAGGGAGGACGAAAACCGCACGCCGTTGCCGGACACCTTCCCCTGAGCTGACCGGCGCATAGCACTGGAGACCAAGAGCAGGGAACCACGGGAATAGTCATGTGCGCGGGGCTTCCACTTATCGGAGAAAAAGCCCTTGCGCTCAAAGTTGCGGTCGAACTCGTCGGAGAGTTCCACGCGCATGTCACTGAGAATGTCGGCTTTCAGTTTGTTGGGGTCTAATGTCATTTGAAATTTGTAAATTTGCAGGCGTTTAACCAAGAAACAAAATGGATAGAGAGATGAGAAAAGCCGTTAAAGGACTTTATGTGGAAGCGTTTCAAGATTCTCTGCGTATATCGACAGACGCACTTCGTTATATTCTAACCGTGTCAGTATCTTTGCTGACACTGTTGCTCCCTTTGCTGATTTTTGTAGCAGAGCGGACACAAAGCCGTGACCTGCTTTTGTGGGTAGTGGGTTCGTTGTTATTGTCGAGCCTGGCGAGTCTAAGCGGTCTAATAATATACGTGTATAAATTTCGGCAACGATGGAAGATTGCGCGGCAAATAGAAGCGTATGCAAGGGGCGAGGGCAAATTCCCGGGGACGGAATGGGAATCGCCGCACATGACCCTCGCAGGCTGCGCCATAATAGCAGGAATGTGTTTCAGGTCGGCTTTTGTATCACTGTGCGCAGTGTTATTTCAAATACTTTTTTCATAAAACTTTGAGTTTTGGGAAATTGTTACAAACTTTGCGGTGCGGGAGGTGCAACCGTTCCGGCTTTTTGTCGGTTTGTGGGCGTCCCGCTCTTTTTTATAAATCCACCATGTGCACAATCTGCCCCTTTTGGACGCAGATTATTTTTTTGAACCTAAGGAACTGTCCGTCGTTAAGTTTTAATTGGCGTTTAAGTGTTGTTATATCAGAATAAATTCGTAAATTTGCGGCATTATGGAAATACCCTCCAAAGTCAGACAGGCGGCGCAGTATCTCGTTGAGATGTACGGCGACCATGTAGAGCACCTCGGAACATACCGGGGGGCAGAGGCTTTTTATTACCGCTTTCCTGATGATGTAACGGCAGGCTTCCCTCCTGTTTACTTGATTAAAGATGACAAATTAAAGGAGGTGGGCGGCTTTGAAGCACTTGAAATAATAGGCTCATTTGTCGAAAATTTCAGCGAAAGCGACGTTAAATAGTTTGTTATCAACTCGCATAATACCGCGGCAGCCGTGCATGGTTGCCGCGCCGTTTTTACTCAAATAGTCCAAGTCGCGCCCGGAGCCGGCAGAGTTGTCAACCTGGGGCTCAATATAGCGCAGAGAGCCGTCGGCAAAGCGTTGCAGGATCGTGGCGTGCCCTCCGCCCCTTTTCCAACCTATCGAAAGCATATAAACGCCGGTCTCCTTGCACGTTTCCTCAAAGAATTTAATATAACGTTTCGGTGTCATGCGCTGGAAATTGTGAGCAGCTAACCAGTCGTTCATGCTGGTATGTTTCGCGGGTGTGCCGTCGAGATTGAGCCACTGCTCCCATAATTGGTTGCCTTTGCTTAAATACTCCAGTTTTGTGCCCGGAGTGTTGGACTTAGCGGTAACATTAAAGCCGAGCAGTCGGAGGGCATAAGCCGGGGAACATGTCTGGCAGTTGATACCATAGCCCCGCTCCTTGCCGTAATTTGGGTTAGCGTGCTGCTTGTCGGCGTCATCCACGCTCATAGGTTTACCCTTAGTAATTCCGAGTGCTTTTTCAATCTCCAGACAGTGGGCGGCCACTGTCTTTTTCTCGTCGGCAGTCAGAGCGGCGGGCAGCTCTGCGATAATGTCAGCAATCCGCTTTTCTCGCTTCTGTTCCTCACTCAGTTGCTCAATTACTTGTTTAGCTGCTTTCGGCGCTTTATAATACGGATGTTTGGGCGGAAACAGTTGCAGATCCTTGCCGGGGTTGAATCGGAAAATTTGCTGTTTGGCATTTTCAGTGCAATTATTACCGCGAAGCATTGAAAGCGCCGGGTCGCTCTGGGGGTATTTTCCACGGCGCACCTGTACGGCAGTGCAACGGCAGTTCCAACCGTTCGGCGGCAGATAGAGCGACCAGAACGGGTCGGATGGGGGCAGCGTGGTGCCGTGCAAAATTGCATGATCTTCGCGCACACGGTCATCCTGAGCCGTGCGGTACTGGAGGTCATAACGGTCACCGTCGGCTTCAATCTGTTGCCAACGTGCAGCCATTAGAGACGCTCCGACCGCGTGGTTATATTCCGCATACAGATAGTGATGATTATAGCGGTTATTAACCTGCTCCACGTCGTGGCGGAAAGTGTCAAACGGTTTAATGTCGCCTTTGTCGGTAGTCAGTGACAGACCAACCTCACGGAGCGTGTGGAAAGCCTTGAAACCGGAGAAAATGAAAGCGTTGTTTTCGAGAGCATAGCGCACCACCTCCGGAACTTCATGAGGAACGCCGGCACTGATGGCGGTGTTGAGCTGTTTGACTGTTTCGGCTATCAGGCGGCGGGCTTCGGGGGTACTGAGTTGCGACGCGTCAAAGCCTCCAGCATTATAAACCATGTCGGCAGCGTCAAAAAATGCCGTGTCGTCAAATTCGCACGGAGGCCGTGAGCCAAGTTGTATCAGATCATCCTCATATAATGAACCCAAAGCAGCGTTAAACGCGAGATATGAGCAGCGCAGCCCCACCGTGTCACTTAATCGCAGGGCGGGGCTCAGTCGAAAAAACGGTCGGGCTGTGTTTTGGCTTCGCGTGGGGAGTCAATGGTCACGCCGTATTTTTCCGTGAAATATTCCGGCGGGATGTTGTAATACTCCAGAATCAGGCGCTCGATCTCGCGCTGTTCGGCCGGAGAATAGCTTGTGGCGTTATTCCACTGGAAGCGGCAGCCTTCGACCGGGAAGCCGTGCAACCCCATCAGGGGCAGCAGGCGCCCGTTTATAACGTTGGCGCACATGATTGCATCGCTTTCGGTTGTGCGCTCGAATATTTCGAGGTGCACTTCTGACTGGGATAGCGAGGAACCCGAGTCAATGGTCATTGTCTGGTTCAGCACCACCTTTGACAACTCGGAGTTGCAGCGGTCCACCCGCTTGTCATACACGTTGTAAGCATCGCCCCTGCTGCTTTCCTTAATTTCAATTTCGGTGCCGTCGGAGGTCACGATATATTGCGCCGCCCCCATGTCGCGGAGGGCAGCCTCGGTCCTGGCACGTTCCGCATCGTCAAGACCGTTGACGCGGGCAATACGCATGGGCATGCCGAAAATTTCACCGAACACGTCCCAATAAGCGAGCATATTCTTTTTGCTGATGCAGGAGGGCGCGCACTTGAGGAGCAGCCCGAGGTCACGCGGTTTGCCCACTTCCACGCACCAGTTTGCAATATCCCCCTGGCGGTAGGGCGTGCCCTGCCGCCAGTCGTCGCCCGGATTACGGACCAGGACCCCGTATTCAGGCACGACATGTTTACGCGGCACGAGTTCCACGCCGTCAAAACGTACCGGACCTCCGTCCCTGATTATATCGCCCAGCTGTATGAGGGTAGGTCCCCAGTATATAGAGTCCAGGCACAGCTCAAGGAAATCAAGGAACCATCCTGCCTGTAAGAGTCCGGTTGCCGCCGCGTCCTCTTTCCCCGAAGCGTCAACGAGCCGGAAATCCTTTTGCAGGACCTTACCCTTGCGCTGAGCGATACAGCCGGACAGATGGGCGTCGAGGACACAGTCGGCATAAATGTCATAAAGCCGGCAGCGGTCCGGGCTTTCGTAGTCGATCGCCATCTGATGGGCGGCGCGCCAGTCTGCAATGTCCTTTTTAGTCAGGCTGTCAGTCTGCTGCTGGAGCTGTGCTGTGAGCTTTACGCCCTGTTTGGAACTAACGCGGCGCGCGAGTTCTACCAGTTCCGAGCGTGTGGGGCGGCTGAAATAGTCGCGGATATTTGATATTATATTAGCCATTACGGTAGTTTGGTTAATGTTTCACTTTTTCATTCTCGTAGTCAGAGCGGCTGAATGGCTGCGCCTGTTGCGCCTGCTCAGTTGTCGGGGATATAACCCCGGGGGCAGTTGTGGCTCCAACGGTCGCCGTCGTTATATGGGTGTGGGCATTATAAGAAGTAATAAGAGCGTTAACGGTCTGCGTTAGCTCATTTAATTTGTCGGTAAGCGCTTCAGCCTTGACCAGTCCTCCGAGGTCTCCGCCGTTGAAAGTTACGGCGTTCTTATCCAGGTGAGCGGAAATGCCGCCCACGTCGAAGCGCACACCGTCCGCGCTGATGACAGCCGAGGTGTCACCGATCACAATTTCGGCGGACTCTATTTTCTCAGTGAGAAGTACCACCCCGGCGGCTCCGTCAGCGACAAAGCCGACAACAACAAAAGAGCCGATTTCGGGGAACAGACACACCCCACATTCTGCCTCCTGATTGGCTTGAAGATTGACCCCCAGCAGTGGCGCGCTCTCATTGATTGGCGAACAGTCAACCGTGCGCGCCGATTTATCCACCGCGTCAACCGTGCAGACAAGAGCGACGGTCTCCCCGTCCGGCTGTGCAAGCTGCCTGATAATGTTCCGTAAATTTGACATAACCCTATTTTATTGCACGCGAAGTCCGAGCGTTATTTCCTGACGGAAGCCCGAATCGCCGTATCTTATTACATTCTTTTTCACCTGATACACGCCCATTTTTGTGCCGTCAATGATTATGCCGATAGCGTCCAGCAAGTCAACCAGAGAAGCCCCGAACGTGGTGAACGAACCGGTCAGTCCGTCACGTTTAAGGCGTTTAACCTCCTGCTCCGCCCACGCTTTCAGCTCACGTTCAGCCTTGTTGTAGGTGTGTAGCGTCCGGTGCTCACCGTCAGCGTCACCGACTTCGACTTTAATTTTTTTATTATCCGGCATGAGGCTGACAGCCTTGACGCGCAGGCGCATATTCTCCGCCTTCTGCTGCCTGAGGCTTTCGTCTGAAATGATGTTAAGCCCGGTCCTGAATGTCTGGGAGGGTGTGGCGTCGCGTTCAAACAGGACACCGCAATAAAGCACCGGCTCACCGTCCTCATAGCGAAAAAAAGAGCGGATGCCCTGTTCTGACAGTTTACCGAGCAACGCAGCCACGGTGTCGGCGGTGACACGGTAAGCACCGAGCGACTGTTCACCCATTACGTTGAGCCTGTAAGTTATGCCCTGGTCCTTTAGCAGCGTTTCGATGGTGACGGAGCGGTAGGCTTTTTTCCTTGCCGGCATTTGTTTGAGCATGAACATTTCATCCTCGCAGGTAATGACCACCGGGGTCTTGAAGCCGATGTCACGGACATAACCCGCGAACGCCAGCTGCAAACTGCCGTTATAGCCAAGATGAATGCGCACGGAGTCACCGCGATGCACGGGAATTTCAGCCGAGCCGTCCCACTTAATTTTCTTGGGCAGTGTTATCTTGGCTTCGGCAGTGAGTTTTTCGGTGTCACGTACAATCTCCACCGCTGAGACAAAACCAATGTCCCAGGAGCGCTCACCTGATATTTCAATTTTAGCACACAGCTTAAACATGGGTTAAACGGTATTTAAATGGTGTCTAATAGTCGTACCGGTTCGGTTTCATTGAACCGTACCGCACAGGGTTGCGCGCGTCGTCCCCGTCCTCACTCTCATAAAGAGGCAAGTCCGGGGAGGCTTTGCCTGCCTGAATGTCGCGCAGCCACTTGACAGCGTCATTATAGAGACATTCCCGGCGTTCGTGCCCCATGTTCTGGGGCAGACGGTGGATCATGAGCCAGAGGGCGATATTCACGGCGCACTGCACCAGCATGGAATTGCGGCAAGTCCCGGCAGCTGCAAACGCGCGGTCGAGGTCATAGCGGTGCCGGAGGTAAGAGGCTATCTGCTCCATTGCGGCGGCTTCCGCCGTCAGGCGGATATCGTCGTTCCGGGTTATCTGCTTGAACTCGTAGTCGTCGCACACGCTGCGGTAGTCATCGAGGGTCAGGAACATGGGTGGGAAGTGTTACGTGGTGAAACCTCAAAAATTGCAATTTCGCGGGCTTTTCCGGCAGTGAGTCCCGGGAGCCTTTTCTGCCTGATCAATTTTTTAACGCCCTGCATGGAGACGCAGACGGGGCGGCCGTCATGAACGAGCACCAGGAATTTTTTACGGTACAGGTCAGCGGAGCGCTGCGCCTGACGGATCGCACGCTTTTTACGCCAGTCAAAGATGAGGGCGCGGAAAAATTCAGATATTACCATGATACATTCTTAGCGTTAGGTCGCAACCCTATTGAAATAGATTTAACAATATTTTTCTGGCGCGTGTCGCGCTGGAGGATCCAGATAGCCCCCTCGTCGGCGTCCGGCGCGTCATCGTGTCCGCGCATACCCTTTTCGAAAGCGAGGGTCTGGTCGATGCCGGCGAGCATGTCCGGGTCGTCGCGCTGGCTCTCGTCGTAATAGATGAAACCACGCTCCCACAGTGGCGAAACAGCTTCAACGCGCTGGAACTTGTCAGGCTTTTTGCGCTTGTCGCCGGTCATTGGGAGCTGGTAGCCGCGAAGTTCACCCTCCCGCATAAATTCATCGAGGATGGTGTCCTGCATAAAATTCGCCTCCATATACCAGCGCACGGCGATACCCTGAGCGCGCGCCCATTCGTAGAGGTCGTAACACCAGCGCACCATTTCGGCAACGGAGCACTGACGGACAAAAGCACGGAGGTGCCAGAGCTGAGTCCCGGCTTTTCCCCAGAGTTTCGCCGCCTTAAAGTCATTTTTATTCGAGCCTTTGAAACTGGGGTCGATATAAAGCACAATTTCCGAGAACTTAGACCAAGCCGGGCGCTTACCCCAACGGATCCACTCGTTGCGGAACACTGCACCCTCAATTATCGGGTTATTCATGTATTCTTTTTGAAAGGCGCGATAACCCGCCACGTCTGCAATTGCCTGCACTTCCTCCGACGTCCATTTGGCAGCCCATGAAATATCGCCGTTTTTGTCATAGATATTCACGCGTGTAACGTGTACGCTCTTAATGTCGCACCACTTAGCAAGCACGGAATTTTTGGCAATGAGGTTGCCGACCATAAAGAATCTGCCGCGTCCGCCGTCAAGAGTGCCGAAAAGCGCCGAGCGCACCCAGTCGAAAAGTTTGGACACGCGGGCGGGGCTTTCCACCAGTTCGTCATCGTCGAGGTCGTCGATAACTATGTAGTCCGGACGGTGCGAGCGGTAGCGCAGACCGCGCGGGGACTGACCGCGGCCACGCGCAAAAAATGCCACTTCCGACTGTGTTACAAATTTGCCCTCCTCCCATGAACCGGCGTTATACTGTTCTCCGAAATCTGCAATATAACGCTGGTTGTACTGCAACTCCGCCTGGATGTCACCTAACAGGGTCTTGGCGTTATCCTCAGACTTGCCGACAATAACCATGACATTTATTTCCCGGCGTTCCTGGCACATTAGCCACATGGGTACAAATACGTCCATGTTGGTGGACTTTGCCGCGCCGCGGTGCCAGACGAAACCGGCTTTGAGGTTGCGGTTGGCTTTTATCTTATTGGCAGCATCAATGTGGAATTTAGCGCAAGGGGTAGCTTTCCCGGTTTCGGGGTTGACGGTCCAGTGTGGGAAATAGTAATCAACGAAAGCGGCATAATCAGAGCGCAGCCGGGCAATACGTGCGAGCCGTTGTGCCGGCGTTTCGGTGATAATGACGGAAGTTGCCGACTGCACCGTCTCGCAGTGCCGTTTCCAATCCTCAATCGCTTTTTTTAATTCCGCTTTAGTCATGCGTTAAAAAGACTCTTTTAACTTTTCGGATATGAAAAGATCGTGATAATGGTTAATTGTTTTGAGCAGTTCCGGGGTTACATTGGGGTCGAAGCTCATGCGGTACTGCAGCCACTTGCTGAAAGCCATGAAGACCTCTATGACGTCAACGACCGAAGTTTTTTTGTCAAGGCGTTCGACTGTGGCAGCGAACTTGACGAGCTTGTCGGCGCTTGCTGCCGTTTTCTCGGGACTGGGGTTGGCTGCCAGGTCCTCCAGCAGCACGTTGATGCTGTTCAATATCTTGTTGACGAGTTCCGGGCGGGTGATGTTGGCGGCGGCCCGTGCCTGTTCCCAGCCTCCGTCAGCGACCCATCTCGTGACCGTCTGTGCCGACACCCCTACCTTTCCGGCGATAGATTTCTGGGGTTCACCCTGCATGTACAGGAGGCGCGCGTGTTCGCGCTGCTGCTCACGTTCTTTCTTGGTTGCCATTCATAATATAATGTATTTATACTCGACGCGCCGGTGAAGCGCGTTCCGACGGTGCAAAATTGGGGTAAAAACGGCTTTTCAGAAAAAAGTGTGAGCAAGATGCTTACACTTTTTTGTCAAGGCAGGGATAATGACCAATTTTGCAACGCTGAACGACTTACAGCCACATTGCGGAGTAGAGCAGCCGGTAGCTCGCCGGGTTCATTCCCCGGAGGTCGCAGGTTCGAATCCTGTCTCCGCCACGACAATCAAGGATCGACTAACCGCCCCGGGCGCAGGGGACCCACCTTCCCTTGACAATTCATTCCCCTTTTGCGCCCCGGGCTTTATTAACAGACAGAACGCAATGGCGAAAGATGTGATAATATCAACGGGTGCCGTAAACTGCTACGGCACGCGCGTGCTGACAGAGGGCATAGACCTGAGCCAGTATGGGCGCAACCCCGTTTTGCTCTGGATGCACCGCCGGGCATTCGACGGGGACGCTATGCCGATAGGCCGGGTCGAGAACCTGCGGGTCGAGGACGGCAAGCTTATAGGCACGCCGGTATTCGACCGGAATGACGACTTTGCCAAGCAGATAGAGAGCAAATGGGAAAGTGGATTCCTGCGCATGGCTTCTGCCGCGCTTGAACCGATTGAAACGAGCGCGGACGATGCGCTGGTGCTCCCCGGGCAGACGCGTGAGACCGTCACGCGGTCAAAGCTGGTCGAGGTCAGTATCGTGGACATAGGCGGTAACGACGAGGCACTGCAGCTGTATGGCGAGGGGGGCAGGCTCCTGAAACTTGCCGCCGGCGAGGACTGCCCCGGACTCCCCCTGCTTCAGCTGACAGAAGAAGATGAACCCGAAACCGGTGACGGAACCGGCGAGGGAAACACTAAACCCAAAAATCAGACAACAGCGATGAACAAAGAACAGTTGACCCTCCTGGGCTTGCCAGAGGGAACCAGCGACGAGCAGGCGACCGCCGCGCTCAAGCTGATGAAAACAAAGGCAGATAATGCCGAGACATTGCAGCTTGCCGCCGTGACCCGGTGTGTGGACCAGGCGATTGCAGAGCGCAAGATCGTAGCCGGGCAGCGCGACCACTTTATCAACCTGGGGAAAGCAGCCGGCGCGGATATGCTTGCAGACACATTCAAGACCATGCAGGCACAGACCAAGCCGACCGAAACTCTCAGACTGAGCAAAGAGAGTGCCCCCGGCTCCGGCGAAGCGCCCAAGAGCTACAAAAAGCTCAGCGAAGTGCCCCAGGATGAACTCCTGACACTGCGCAAAGAACAGCCGGCAGAATACATGCGCCTGTATAAAGAGGAATATGGCATAGAGTGCCCGCCCCTTAGCGAATAATTGCGGTGTACACACGAACAAATCAATAATTCATAAATAACAATGAAAACCAGAAGCAACATTTTAAAAAAACTGCTCGTCATTGTCGGCTGCATGCTGACTGCCGTAGCGTTCAACGCCACTGCAGGCGCCGCCTGTGCAGTGGCAATCGGTTGCGCTCCCGAAGCTGGAGCTGTGGCCGGCAACGTGCTCGCCCTCGCGCTGGGCAGTGCGACTCCCGGTGGAGTTCTCCGCGCCGGAGTTCTCAAGGAGATATGGACCGGCGAACAGATCAAGCAGTTCCGCACAGCCCTGGAGTCATGGGGCTGGCTTGCGAGGATCCGGAGTTATAACCAGCATGTGAAGAACGATGTAATCCACTTCGTGGCAATCGGCGGCGACCCCAAGGTTCTTGTCAATAATAAAACCTTCCCGATCGGCATCACGGCGCTGGAGGATGCGGACAAACCTGTGAGCCTTGACAAATTCAGCACCGAGGCCACGCCGGTGACAGATGACGAGCTGCATGCAGCCAGTTACGACAAGATGGCAAGCGTGCAGGAGCGTCACCGTGATGCCCTGGTCGAGACATTCGGCCAGCGTGCGATCCATGCAATCGCGCCTGACGAAAACAATACGGATATCCCAGTGCTGCGCACCACGGGGGATGCCCAGGAGGGTCGCAAGATGATGACTTCGGCGGACCTTCTGGCACTCAAACGCAGTTTTGACAAGATGGGAATCCCCAAGCAGGACCGTGTGCTGGTTTTATGTTCCGACCATGTGAACGACCTGCTCCAGACAGAACAGCGCTTCAAGGATCATTACAACATCAACCAGACCGAGGGCAAGATCGGGCGTCTGTACGGGTTTGACATTTTCGAATATGACGGCACCCCATATTACAACGCGACAACCCGCAAAGAACTGGCATGGGGTGCAGTCCCGGCAGACACGGACGTGCAGAGCTCTGTCGCGTTCTACGCCGGGCGTATGATGAAAGCCGCCGGCTCTACAAAATTCTACTGGAGCAAAGCAGAGAACGACCCGCAGAACCACCGCAACCTCGTGAACTTCGAGCAGTACGGCATTTGCTTGCCACTGAGCGAGACCAAATGCCGCGCGGCGATAATCAGCGACAAGGTCGCGTAAGATCCCGTAACAGTGAGAAAGATAGACAAGATAATCCTGCACTGCGCTGCGACCCCCGAGGGTAAGGACTACACCGTGGCACAGATCGACCAGTGGCACCGCGCCCGCGGCTTCAACGGCATAGGCTACCACCTTGTGATCTACCGCGACGGAAGCGTCCACCCCGGACGCAGCCTGTCGAAAGCCGGGGCGCATTGCACCGGGCAGAACGCCAACTCCATAGGCGTGTGCTATATTGGCGGTTGTGCTTCCGACGGCAAGACCCCCAAAGACACACGCACGCCCGCGCAGCGGACTGCGCTTGCTTCGTTGGTCAAAGACCTGCTCAGGCAATACCCCGGCGCGACAGTGCACGGCCATAATGAGTTTGCCGCCAAGGCTTGCCCGAGTTTCAACGTGAAATCCTGGCTTCCCACGGTCGGCATTAAACAGTAACCACATGAATGAGCGGCGAAATAATTACAATCATAATATCGGCGCTTTCGGCGGCGATAGCTGCCCCGATCGGGGCATGGGTAGGCCGTAAGCTGGAGCGCGACAAATACAGGATCGAACTTGACAGGCTGCGTGCCGAGATGAAAGACAAGCTCGCTGAGGTCAAGAGCCACGAACTGGAGAACGTGCGAAAGGCTGCGGACATACTAATGGAAAGTATCGTTCCGCCGCTCAAAGCAGAAATAATAAACTTACGCAATGATGTGCAAAGGCTCAACAAAGCCATGGAGCGCATTTGGGGCTGTCCTCATATTGACTGCTGCCCTGTCAAATTCGAGCTGCTGCTCCCACCGCAAGGTCGTGGACCAGGCACGGACGGAGACGACGGAGCATGCGGCGACCAGCACCCAAATCGAAAGCCGGAGCGAGGGAAAGCAAGATGCGACCCTGACGCGGGAGACCGAGAGCCGTGGGGTGACAGTGACGGAGATTGAGGTCTACGACACCGGGAAGCCGCCCGACCCGGATACCGGCAAGTGTCCGTTAAAAGCCAGAATCCGGCAAACGCACGGTGAGCAAAGCCTGAGCAACGAGACGACCGCCATGACCGCCGAGGATAAGACCGAAACCACAGCCGAATCGGAGCAGATCTTTGACGGGGGCACGCTTGACGAAGTGACGGTCACGGCAACCAAACCGCCGGGTCTGCTGGAGCGGGCGAAGGTTGCCACCCAAATAGCGGTGACACTCATGATCCTGGCGGCAGCCGGCTGGATAATTTATAAATTCAAAAAACGTAAAACGACATGAGCAACGAAACGAAAGAAACAATACCTGTCCCCGCCGATGCCGAACCGGCCGCCGCCGGCCCTGTTTCGCAGAGTCCGGAGGAAGCGGAGAAGATGCGTCAGGAGGACAAGGCGAAAGCTAAAGAATCAAAACCCAAGACCCCGGCAGCCGCCGCGACTGGCGCGCTCTACGCGGTAGGACGTACGGCGTGCAGGCGCCACGGGCTCCCGGTTGTATGGGTGACTGCCGACGGTCAGTGCTTCCCTCAGGAAAACGACGCCCGTAATCACGGCAAGAACCTGGGACTATCAGCAGAACCCTTAAAAGTTGAAGCGTGATGGGAACAAGTCTGAAAATCCTTAGAGAGAACGGCAACGTCCCCAAGAGCTTGCCGGGCGAGGATCATATAACGGGCCTTGTGTCTTACATGGCAGCAACCGATATTCCCGACACGTTCAAGACAGGACGAGTGCAGGCGCTCAGCACGATAGACGCGGCAGAATCCGCAGGAATAACAGCGGACGCGGAGAGCTGGGCGGTGCGTGTGCTTCATTATCACCTCAGCGAGATTTACCGGCTTAATCCGGCGGTCAGCCTGTATGTGGCGATCTTCGAGAAGCCGCAGGGTGAGTCCCAGACATTCGCCGAGCTTAAGACAGTGCAGAACTTCGCGGCCGGCCGTATCCGTCAGATCGGCGTATGGTGTGGCGACCGCGCCCTTAGCGGTGACGACCTCACGGCCCTGCAGGGTGTCGCGGACGCACTTGCCGGGGAGGAGGCGGAACTGTCTGTCGTGTACGCCCCAAAAGTGGGCACGCTCAACACAATGCCGGTTAACCTTGCGGGTGAGAATAAAAGCCGCGTCAGCGTGGTGATAGGACAGGCAGGAAGCGGCAAGGGCGCGGAACTTTATAACGACAAAACAAACACCGGTAAAGCGAGCGTCAGCGGTCTGGGTGTCGTTATGGGTTTGCTGAGCAGCGCAAAGGTTCACCAGAGTATTGCGTGGATCAAAGAGTTCCCCACCGGTGTAAGTCTCCCGGCTTTCGGTGACGGCACACTGTTGCGCGATGTGGACAAGGCATTGCTCGAGACACTTGACACGGCGCGTTATCTGTTCTTTGTCACTCACATCGGGCAGGCAGGCAGCTATATGAATGACAGCCACACTATGGACTCGGCAATCAGTGACTACGCAGCCATTGAAAGCGTACGAACTATGGACAAGGCAGTGCGAGGCATACGCACATACGTGAAGCCTGAACTCGGCGGCAACGTATATGTGGACGCTTCCACAGGACAGTTGGCAAGCTATACCGTGGCGCATTTGGAAACCGTGGCAAACCAAGCCCTCGAGGCTATGGAGCGAGCCGGGGAACTTAGCGGCTACAAAGTCGAGATTGACCCGGCGCAGGACGTCGCAGGCAGCGGCACCGTGGAAATCGTGATCAAGAACGTGGCTGTGCCCGTGATGCGCCACGTGAGAATAAAAATCGGGTTTGCAAAATCCGTATGAACTAACCCAAAAAAGTCTAAACGATGGCAACAGTAATAAATAACGGCGTGCCCTTGGTAAATGGCATGTTGGTTGCGTGGGCTGACATTGTGGTGCTTGTCGGAGGTGTTCCAGTAACGGGCATTGTCGGCGTAGAGTACAGCGACGAGCAGGAGATCGTGAACAAATGGGGTGCCGGGCGTCACCCGGTAGGGCGTGCGAAAGGCCGCATAACCCCGGCTGCGAAACTTATCCTCTATCAGGAGGAAGTGCAGGCGCTCCAGGCACAAAGCCCCAACGGGCGACTGCAAGACCTCCCGCCAATCGAAATCCAGGTCAGCTATTTGCCGGACAGCGGCATAGTGGTGACGGACAAAATCCGGAACTGCCATATATCAAGCAACGCCCGTAAGTGGAAAGAGGGCTACACCGGGCAGGAGGTGGAGCTTGTGCTGGTTCCCTCACATATAGAATGGGGCAAGGCGGCATAAATCCCCAATTCGTACCCTTTTAAGGCCGTTAAGGGTTGATCCCCTTAACGGTCACTAATAATCAAACTTAAACAGTTATTAAAAACCATTTAACCCCCGATTAAAAAGCATGGAAACAGTAAACAACGCCCCTAAAGTATTTAACGGCGATTTGACAGACGCACAGGTCGAAGCCTTCAAAACCCAGCACCGTAAGAGCTTCGCAGTTGAGATTAAAGACGGCGATGAGGTGCATATTGGCTATTTCAAGCGCCCAACTCTGGAGACCCTTAAAGCAGTAACCAAGGTCGCAAAGAGCGACGAGGTGGAAGCCGGTAAAGTGATGTTCGACAACTGCTGGCTGGGTGGCAGTCAGGAATTGCGCACGGATGCGCTCCTATTCATGGCGGTTCAAAAGAAGTTGGGTGAAGTCCTCAACGGCTTTCAGGGCTTAATAAAAAACTTGTAGAGGCGCACACACTGGCGGAGTCTGACGATGAGGACGGCTTCGCCAAGGGGTGCGCCCTGATCCGTGCGAACCTGCACGTCGATATTGACAGGATTGAGACGGAGGAGGAATGGGCACGGCTATACTGTGAAGCCATCTGGCTGGAACGGTGGCGGAACCGGAACCGGGCGGAGCTTATCGCGTCGCTGTTCGGCGAGGGTAAAAATTAGAGCCAGGGAAGTGTCCCGTTTTTACCGGCTTTGAAAATAGCCCGATACAAGGCGTAAGCAGCCCAGCCCAGATAAGCGAAGAGGGCACCGTAGCATACTATTTTAAGCATTAAGCTGAGCATAAAAAAATTGTTACCGGTTACTACGCCACAAATATAACAAATATAACCGATATGGCAAACGTATTTGACTACATTTTTAACATAGGCGGAAATTTTTCGGCTCAAATAAGCGGCATGAGTGCTGCAGCCGGAAATTTCACTGCTTCCGTTGAGGGTGCAGACAGCGGCGTGCGTAGATTTACGGGGTCGCTGGCTACGTTCTCATATCTGAAAGATGTATTTCAGAACGTTGCCGACGGTTTCAGTCAGTTGAGCGGCGCGGGGATAAAGTTGGATAGCCAGATGCACGACCTGAGCGCGGTGGCGGGCGTTGCGGGCGAAGGTCTGAAACAGATTGAGGGCTTTGCGCGGCAGAGTGCGAAGGCGTTCGGCACTGATGCGGCTGTGGCGGTTGAGGGTTACAAGCTGCTGCTCTCGCAGCTATCGCCGGAGCTGGGCAAATATCCGGAAGCTCTGAGCGCGATGGGCGACTGCATACAGACGACCAGCAAGCTGATGCGCGGTGACGGTGTGGCGGCGGCTGAGGTGCTGACGACGGCGATGAACCAGTATGGGGTGAGCCTGGAGGACCCGACTGCGGCGAGCGAGGAGATGGCGCGGATGATGAACGCGATGGCGGCGGCCGGTCAGGCAGGATCCGCGGAACTTCCGGCAATCAGCGCAGCACTCCAGCAGTGCGGTATGGCAGCAAAAGCTGCCAACGTGAGCTTTGAGGAAACCAACGCCGCAATCCAAGTGCTTGATAAAGCCGGCAAGAAAGCCAGCGAGGGCGGTGTCGCCCTCCGCAACGTTTTGGGGCAGCTGAGCAAAGGCCGATTTATTGAAAAGGCGGCACGCGAGGAACTGGAGGCCGCGGGCATTGACGTGATAGCATTAGGCGACAATTCCAAGAGCCTGCAAGAGCGGCTCGAGATGTTGAAACCTCTGTTAAACGACAGTGCGCTGCTGTCTAAATTTTTCGGTGTCGAGAACGCCAACGCAGCCCGCGCACTCATTCAGGGCACCGACCAACTGCAAGGCTTTACCGAGGCCGTAACAGGCACCAACAGCGCGACCGAGCAGGCGGCTATTGTCATGGATAGTTACGCCGAGAGACAGGCAAGAGTAAACCAACAGTTTGAGGATCTTAAAATTTCCATATTCCAGGCAACGGGCGATTTTTCGTTGTGGTGTGGCGTGCTGACCTCTGCACTTGTGCCGTTTGCGCAGCTCGCCCCGCTACTGACCGCGGTGTGGAAATTCATGTTGCTAATAAAAGGTCTGAACTGGGCCGGGATGTGGGCCGGTGTTGTCGGCTGGGCACGCTCCGCAGTTATGAGCTTCGCGCTGATGAACGGCACCCTCACCACAACCAACATGATATCGTTGGGCTTTATCGGCAATATAGGGCGCGCCACCATTGGGCTGATACGCTTTGCGACTGTTGGAATATTAAACGCCCTCAAAGGTATAGGCGCCCTGGTCCTGTCATTCATAACGGGCGGCACCGCTTCGGCAGCATTCTCTGCCACCGCTTCAACCTCATTCGGAATATTTGCCACAACAGCGTCGGCGGCATGTCGCGCCGTTTCAGTCGCAATTATGAGCATTCCAATAGTTGGCTGGATAGCGGCTGCCATTGCCGCGCTTATCGCAATAGGCGCCTACTTCTGGAACACGTCGGCAAAATTCCGCGCAGTGCTCAAAGGCACATGGGCAGCGTTTAAGGCTTGTTTCTCCGGCATAGGCGAGCTTGCAAAAACAACATTCGGGGCCATAGGCGACCTTATAAAAGCCGCGTTCAGTCTGGACGCCTCCGGCATAGATGCCGCGCTTAAGAAGTTAAAAGCCGGCTTCAGCGACTACGGCAAGCAGATAGGCACGGCATTCAACACTGCTTACGATGCTGAAATTACGGAATCCGCAAAAAAAGAGGCGGCAGGCAAGTCCAAGGGTAAAACGCGATCCGGCGGCACACCGAACAGCGGGGCGACAGTGCCAGAGGTAACGGTGCCGTCTGTCAATCCCACCGGCAACACTCTGAGCGGAGCCAGCGGCACGGGTGGCGGTTCCGGCAGTGACAACGGCGGTAAGATAAGAAATATTACTGTAAATATCGATAAACTTGTCGAGCACTTCGAGATACACACCGCGACCGTCGGCGAAAGTACCGAAAAGGTCAAGGCTGTTATTTTGGAAACCCTTATGGGAGCACTAAACGACACACAATTAGCAATGTCATGAGCTTAATTCCACAACCGAGCTTAAAAGGTAAAAAATTACCTGTCAGTATAGATCTTGCAGCTATGAGCTGGGGGCAGCACATGGCTAAAAAACTTATACGCTTCAAGGAGCTGGGCGGAAGCCCTGAGCGTGACGGCATAACCGTGCACGAGATTGGGCAGCCTATCACCGACCCCGAATATTGGGAGGGGCGCTGGGTACTCTGCCCGCTCAGACTGGAGCGAGAAAACGGCGAGGGACTGACGTTTGCCGATGCAGTGGCGGCAGCCAGCCGGGAGCATAGAATTATAAGCACCGCCCTGACCGGTAGAGACGGCACGGTTAAGGAGTATATAAACGCCGGAGACTGGGCGGTTAATATCGTGCTGGGCTTGCAGTGTGTCGAGGGTGGAGAAATAGCCGATAAATGGCCGACCAATGAGGTGCGGGAAGTTCGCAAGCTATTGGAAGCAAATGAGGCTCTGAGAGTTCACAGCGAGTTTTTAGACGCTTTGAATATCGGGCGGCTTGTGATTAGAAGTTATTCACTCAGTCAAATGACAGAGGCCAATTATCAGGTAGTTGAAATCAGCGCGGTCAGCGATGAAGATTACGAGATTTTCAGCACCGATTATGAGCAACCGAAAAAATAAGATCAGCAATGAAAGGCATGTTAATTGACAGCATCACCGGCGACCTGCTTATCGAACACGGACGCATAGCCATAGGCGACACCGGGGAGCAGACCGCCGAGGCGGTTGTCACCACTATGCGCGGAGACATTAAGGAACACCCCCTTTTAGGTGGAGAAGCCGGCAGACTCCGAGCAGGTCAGCCCGATATAATGTGGCCTGGTGAAGTTCGCCAGATGTTACGCGGTTGCGGTGTCGATTGTGAGCGTGTTGTAATGGAAACCGACGGGACTATTAGCATAGAGCGATGAAAACAATAGCGAAAGAAAGGCAGACACTGCTCGACATAGCCCTGCAAACCTGCGGACACATCGAGACGGTACTTGCCCTGGCAGAGGCAAACGGCATGAGTATAACCGACAGGCTGGAAGACGGGCGCGTCCTGACTGTTCCGGAACTGTTGGCAGGAGGTGACACCCGGACCGTTGAACTGTACCGGGCGCATAAAGTAGAACCGGCAACGGAAGCGGGCGCGGATGATATGTCGGCTTGCCCTTACGGCGGCATCGGCTTCATGAGCATCGGAATAGATTTTATAGTGAGTTGAACAGCATTAAACAGCTATTAAACAAGTAATAAAATGGCACGCAATATTAACGGGATAAAAACAGAGATCGCACGTGAGTTCATGCGCAACGAGTATGCGGCGGAACTGTACGGATTTGCTCCGGGCTCAGAGTTCGGTGACATATTCGGAGCTGCAAGCGTTGAAAATATCCTGCTTTATGTCTGGGCTGTATGTGCCTGGACAGTTGAGCAGCTTGTCAGCCGTCACAAAGAGGAAGTGGCGGCAGAACTGGAGGAGCTCATGGCGCACCGTCCGAAATGGTACAGGGACAAGGTTCTCCGGTTCATGGAAGGGAAAGAGCTGATCCGTGACAGCGACACGTACGACACGGAGGGCATGACAGAAAGCGAGGTGTCCGCGTGCAGGATAGTGAAACACGCCGTGGCTACCGAGAGCCGGGACGCCAGCCTGCTGACCATAAAGGTTGCCGGGGAAAGCGGCGGGGAAAGGCAGCCGCTGACAGCGGAACAGGAGAGGCATCTGGCGGCATATATAGGCGAGATCAAGGACGCCGGAGTCAGGGTGGCGCTCGTGAACATGGAGGCGGACACGTTCTGCTGCACGGTGGACGTGTATTACAACGCCATGCTGGATCCTGCGGACGTGCAGGCGTCATGCACCGCAACGATCCGCGACTATATAGAGAACCTCCCGTTCAACGGCGAATACACCAACATGGCGCTCGTGGACCGGCTTCAAGCGGTAGAGGGCGTGAAAATCGTGGAACTTCGCGGCAGCACCTCACAGGCGGCTAACGAGGGCACGACCACGCAGATAAACGCACGCCTTACGCCTGCGGCCGGATATTTCAAGCCGGGGGAGATAACCGTAAACATGAAGGCGTATGATGAGCAAGGCTGACAGGACGTATGACGTGAATATGAAGCGGCTGGCACTCCTGGCATTGCCGACATGGCTAAGGTGCCCGGTGGCAGGGGCGCTGATGTATGCCGGGGTGTCCCCCCTGGGACGAATGCTCCGGGAACTGCGCACTTTCAGGGGAACAACGCAATACCGGTTGTGGCACAATGGGCAGGTATGTAAGCTTCGGGGTGTCCTGAACGATGAATTTGACCCGGAGGAACGGCGCATAGCGATCGAGGACAACGAGAGTCAGGGGATCCGGGAAGCGTCCACGGTATGGCGGCGCGAGACCGGGCGGTGGGTGATGCTGCCCCGGCGTGGCGCAGGGGCGGCGTGCATACACCGCGAAGGTTTCGCGGGCACGGGAGGTTACGACTTCTGGGTGACGGTGCCGGAGGAGCTGCGGACTGCCGAAACGAGGCTGCGGGCAATGGTCAACATGTATAAACTGGCGGGCAAGCGTTACGCCATAAATTATAAATGACGATAATGAACAAGACATTAGGAAATTTCCTTACGCAGGCGAACCGTGATTTCCCTCTTGACTGCGAGACACTGGACTACCTCCAGAAGTTGGCGGGACTCGCGGCGCTTGCCGGGAATATAGCAGGCGACCGCGTGGTTCTGTGCGGATGCGAAGTAAATGACGAGGGCACGCGCCGCAACGAGGGCTACGTGTTCGTAAGAACGGCGGGCAACCCTGATGGGGAGATCCTGCCATGGGAGGGCGGATCGACTACAGGCGGCATGTATGTGCGGCAGGAGGACATGGCGGTGAGCGCCAATAACACGGACTACCCCAAGGCGTACACCCGCAGGAGCCTCGCCCCGGGAATCGGGGAGGAAAATTTCAGGTGGGAGGATTTCACCGACATAAGGACCATAAAGGAACTTATGTCGGAGAACGGTCAACTCAGGGCTGAGATTAAACGCCTGCAGCCGGCACCGCTGGGAGTGGTGCAGATGTGGGCAGGGCGGGATGTGCCAGAGGGGTATCTGCTATGCAACGGGCAGGAACTGAGGACAACGGATTACCCGGAGCTGTCGGAGGTGCTCGGAACGGTATTCAACACGGCGGAGAGTGCCGGCGGAGTCAGGTACACCACGCGCAGCGGATATTTCCGCGTGCCGGACTTGCGCGGAAGGTTCGTTGTCGGTCAGCATGACAGCGACAACGACTACAGGACGTGCGGTGGCGCCGGCGGCTTGAAGGCGGTGGCGCTCAAAACCGAACAGATACCATCCCATTGCCACAATTTCAAGGACTACTATTACGCAGAGGCAAGCGGGATCCTCAGCGGCAATTATGACGTGATCAGGACCAACGGTGGTGTGGGCAGCCGTTCCAGCGATGCGGATAATGACGGTCTGCCCTATTACAGGCACGACACGGATAAGACAGGTGATGGCTTGACGCATGAGAACCGCCCGCCTTACTATGTACTCGCCTACATAATGCGTGCAAGATAAGTTTAATGTTCAATAAAGACAAAATACAATGGCAATTAAGACCGCGGCTCATTTAAAAAGGAGGTTCCTCAGGGGGATGTATCCCACGGAGACTGATTTTGCAGACCTTATTGACAGTTACCGTCACAGGCAAGACAAAATAAGTCTTACGGAGATCGGGGGCCTTGCGGAGGTGCTGAACGGGAAACTGGATTCCAGTGAGGCGAAACTTATTGAAAAAAGGGTGGATGGGCATGATGAAAGGATCAGGCAGTTACAGGCAACCCTGACAGGACAGGAAAAAACGATTACGGACATTAGTGAGTCATGTGACCGGCTGAATAATTTCAGGGCACTCGCCGATCCTGAAGTTGACCTGGACCTGTCACCGCATTCGCTTGAAGGCTTCGACTGGACTTCCGACAGGAGGCTGTGGATCAATGATGCATTCGACATAGCGGAAATGTCCTATGTCTTGGATTCTATGGAGGCGGAAAACCGGGACGCTCTGTCAGTCCCCGTGTTCCTGCATTCCGGAGGGACGGAGATTGCCCGCTTCCCCGCTGTGTTCACGAGGTGTCGGGAGGATGAAGAGTCATATTGGGACATGACGGGACATGCCGTGTTCGAGTACGGGGGATCACTGTGGAGCTTTATGCTTTCATCAGTGCCGGAAAATAGTGAAAGCGAGATTGAGCTTTTTAGGATAACGGCTCCAGCGGAGGGTGGAGGCATCACGGTTACCGTGGGCGACGATTTTCCCGAAGAGAAGGATCTTGGCTATACCTGTTTTTCCGGAACCGTGGACGATACGGTAATTGACACGGTCGGGACCGCTGCGTTCAGGCATAAGGAAGGGCACATGTGCCTTACGGAAATAAGGATCGTACACAATGGGTCGGTGCTGGCTGTATTCCCCGCAACGGTCTCGTGCCCTGACGGAGTAAACGTGCTGCTGCAGGGACTGTTCGAATTTCAGTCAGGCATTTTTTCCCTTTATTTGATAAAGACGGTAGGCAAGGAGGGGGCGATAGTTGAAATCGGATGCAGGTCTTCCAGGAAGACGGTCTCTGACATTTCCGGCAGGGTGGCGGCCCTTGAAAAGATATATTCCACGGAACTCCGGCTCATGGAGCTTGGTTATACGAGACCGGACACATACAGGGCGATGCTGTCAGAGCCTGCAATGACGGAGGAGCGTATAGGATTGCGCGAGGGTCTCGCGTCCATCGGCTACACCCCGAAGGAGATAGAGGACTGCATAGAGGATGTGCCTGACCTTACAATGGCAAATATAGAACATGCCCGCGAAATCATGGACAGGTGGAACCCGGCAGCGACAGGAATCAAGATAACTTCCGCTAACGGGTGGGCTAACGACCCGGCGCTCGTGGTGTTCCCGAAGCTCGATTTCTCGAACGTCGTCTACCTGAACAATGCGTGGAAGAACAGTCCGAACCTCGCTTTCATGCCGGACCTTGACACTTCCGCGTGCGCAACATTCGGCTACCTCTATTTCAACGGCAACGATTATTACGGCTCGCGCCCGCAAAACAAGATGAAGCGTGTGCCGGACTGGGATTTCTCGAACGCAGTGACGGTACTGGACGTGTATCCCCTTAACCTGTGCGAGATGAAGCTGCCGGATGTTGTAAGGTTCCCGAAAGCGACATCCCTGAGGGTCTTCCCCGGAATAGTCAACAGGACAATGCCGCGTGTCGAGTTCGATGAGCGGAAGGTGACTGTATTCGACAGCATGTTCCGCTATTCCGGCATTGACCACCTTCCCATGACCCGGTTTAATGACAACGTCCGTAACATCGTGTGTCTGTACAATGGTTGTAAGAACCTCACCGACCTTGGCAGTTATGATATAGTCGCCCGCAATGCTACCGCCAACCATCTTTTTCAGTGGTGTGACAATGTAACCCGGCTCCCGCGTTCCCTCGAGCTTGCCGAAACTGACATGTATGCGGGATTCTTGGGAATGAGGCTTATCGAGGAAGTTCCGGACTATTCCAATGTCCTGTTCAAGGACATGAAACTCGCGTTCGGCTGCACGCCCATTGACAGGTATCTCTCAGAATATCCGGCATCGCGCTTGAAGCGGGTTCTGGGACTCAATTTTGAAAAGGTTTCCAACTGCCTATATATTTTCGAGTGCGAAAATTCCCCGGGCACGACCGTGACGCGTCCGTTGACCTACCTCCGTATAATAAACCTCGGCAAAGGTCCGGCAACGACCTTGGATTTCCGCTGTCTCGGCAACTGGGGTTCTGACGATGAGGGTTACCGGAGTCTTGTAGAATCTCTTGTCACGGGGTCTTACGACCGCAAGGCGAACGGAATGCCGACAGCGGTCATAATGCTACCGCAGTCAGTTGCCGACCGTCTGGGGCAGGAGAATATAGCGCTTATCACGGCAAAGGGGTACACGGTTTCAACAACAACAGTTTAATTAACTTAAATTCAATATGACACAGGAACAATACACAACGATGGTGCTGAAAGCCGACGAAGGCATGGCACTGACACAGGCAGGGGATGTAAGCATACGTGACAGGATAGTCACCGGCACCGTATATCTCGCGGCGAATGACTCACCCGACAACTGGAAGGAGATCACCGAAGCCGAAGGCGCGGAGATAGCTGCTGCACAGGCGGCAGAAAGGAAGGTAAGATCTGAAAGAATGTAAGTAAGCTATCCACTGTGAAAGGACAATTGTATTTAACGAGATTCGTATGCAGCCAAGAAAGTTAAGCCTTAGGGAAATAAAAGATTATGCTGAATGAGTAGGACATATAAATGCGCACCGCTGCCTTTTATGGGACAAAAGCGCTATTTTATCCGGGACTTTACCGAGGTTCTGGAGCGGGTGGATGGACAAATAGACACAGTGGTCGACCTTTTCGGAGGTTCGGGGCTGTTGTCGCATACGGCAAAACATGTGTTGCCGGGCTGTCGGGTCGTTTATAATGACTTTGACCGCTATATTGACAGGCTGGCAGCAGTCGATCAGACCAACGAGATTTTAAAGGCGATTAAAGAGCGTTTAACCGGTGTTGAACCGAACCAGCGACTCACGCCCGGCCAGCGTGCCGAGGTGCTGGCAGTAGTCCGGGAGTATGAGCAGCGCGATGGTTACGTCGATATTCTGACAATAGGCCGTAATGTGCTGTTTTCCGGAAAGTGGGTCACCAGCTTGGAAGAACTCTGCAAACATACGATGTATAACCGCGTAAGACCGGGCGCGTATGAGTGTGGCGGCTATCTGGACGGTCTGGAGGTTGTGCACATGGACTACCGGGAATTATTCGAGCGAGAACGGCACAACAGCCGTGCGCTGTTTGTTCTGGATCCGCCGTATCTTACGACTGAGTGCGGCCAATATGAGAATTATTGGAAGCTGACCGACTATCTGGACGTGTTGCGGCTGCTCAAAGGCACCAAATACGTTTGTTTCACCTCAGACAAGAGCCAGATTGTGGAACTATGCCAATGGCTGGCCGGCGAGTACCGGGAGTCAGCGCCCATGTACGGCGCGGAAGTGCGCCAGCGCACAAATACGCTGAACTATCAGGCTAAATTTAACGACATGATGATAACGCGGCTCTGACCCACCCAGCACAGGCGGAGGCATAGAAAAAGCCCCCGGCCTGTTTGTAGAATCCTACCTCATACAAACACATAGCACCTAAGCGCAGCAGCCGGGAGCAAAATGCCTTCGACTGCGCTTAGGTGCTAATGCTTTATGAGGTAGGAGTTGCAAAATTACGAAAAATGCTGAATGACAGTTTACGAAGCATTAAAATTATGCGGTGGAGTGATTGAAACACTTGAAAAAGCCGGGATAAAGCCGGGTGATCATAAATATCTACGGCTGTTTGAGGACTTCCGGGAAACCCGGGAACGAGGCGAGAAAGTAGCTTATATTGTCGCGTGTTTGTCTGCACAGTATAACGTGAGTGAGCGGAGTGTTTACGAGATTGTGAAGCGTCTGGGGAGTGACTGCAAATAGGTTTCAGCAGGAAGTACGGAAGAAATGCCCCAGAACTCACAGAAATGGCCTAATTTCGCGCTGAATGAATGAAAACAAGTATTACGCCGTGCTCGGCAAGATATTGCAGCACGGCAAACGACAGAGCAATAAAAAGGGCTCAATAACTTACCTGCTCAATGAGCAGCTGCATTTGACACCTTACGACCTGCTGGAGATTTTCGAGGGACACAACATTGCACGCAAGAAGCTGCGCAATGAACTCAGCCTGTTTATGGCCGGAGAAAGAGACCTGACGAAGTACCGAGAAGCTGGGATAAACTGGTGGGATTATTGCGGCAAAATTCTCATTAACAGTTATCCAACTTACTTTGAGAAGTTGCCGGCTTTAATTGAGCAAATCAATCGGGAGAAGCGCAACAGTAAAAATTACGTGCTGTTCTTAGGTTCAACAGGAGCGGAAACCAATCAAGTGCCTTGCTTGAGCCTCATTCAGTTCCAGCTCGATGATGGCGAACTGGTTTTGTCAGCCTATCAGAGAAGCAGCGACGCAAATTTAGGTTTGCCAGCTGACATTTACCACTTGTATTTGATAGCGCGACAAATTGAAGCACCTTTGAAGTCCATAGCGCTGAACCTGGGAAATGTTCACATCTACTAAAGCAACATCGAGAAAACGCGCGAACTTCTGGCAGGAAATGAAGCTGTAAGGTTTGACCTGAACGTCTGAAAAAGGCGCGAAAGCAGCCAACTTAATCACTTCAAAGTTACAAAATTCTGCGGACATGAGCAAATAAAAGACCAT